AAGGATATGATTCCACAATCATCATGTTGGCTACTTCGATGCCTTCGTTGACTGCACGGCTGAATTTTTCTCCGCCTTTCATACCCCAGGTTGTGCCTTTGTGTTTAGGCAGTTTATACTGGCTAGCCTTGGGTGGTTTACCTCCCCAAGGCAGGCTTGCAGAAACTTTTTCTGCTTCTTTCTTTTTGGGACGACCGCGACCACGTTGCTCATCTGACTCTTCGTCTTTTTCGTTTTCCCAGTCGATTTCTTTGGCTTTGTGTTTGATACCGGTGGCTGTTTTAGTTACGGTGCCACCTTTGTGTGTCTTTTCTTCTTCGCCTATTGTGACGCCAGCACGATTTCGTCCCATGTCACCGGTATCGGGAACATTGACATTGGCTTCACCCAGGGGAGGATCATATGCACCCATTTCATCATTGCTCTGGGGATCAGTGACCATGCCTGCTTCGTCTACTTTGCCCCAGCCAGTCTTGGCACGGATAGCAAACTGTAGTTCTTTCATACGTCCATACTCTTTAGAACCCTTGGCGTGTGGACCTGACTTCTTCAGTGCTACCAAAGATTTACGCAGGTCTTCTACAGTCTTGCCTGCATACTTGCCTTGCTCGCTGGGAGCAACTTTGGTTTCTGTGTCCCACTTTTCGGCCACGGGGGTAAGATTCAATCCGCCCGAATAGTTTTCGTTCAGGATAGATTTTGTTCGGTTGATGCTTTCTACCAGGCTGTCGGCTTGATTGGCCATGGTGCCCGAGGGTGTGATCATAGTGATACCGGCATGCTTGAGTATGCCTCGCAGTTCGGGGGATTCTTTCACTGATTTTTTGTCTGCTGCTGCTTTTTTCATTGACTCTTTTTTGTTGCCATCTTTGTCAAGATCCAAGAAGTCTGGCTTGTCGCCTTCCATGACTTCCTCCTCGGGACACTCACAGTGGCTTTCGTACATGCCGCATTCATTGCAGGTTTCACCGTGTACACCTTCGCTGACAGTCTTGAAACCATATGCTTCAGTATTTTTAGCTGCATCACGATAGTGAGGATCTTTTTCAGCGATGGCCTTGAGTTTGTCTAATACGTTGTAAATGTTCATGATTATTTTCCTACGTTGATGGTCATGTCACCGGCATGCACTTTGGCAGGACGGCTTACTCGACTGAAAGGACTGGTGTTGTCCTGTGGCAAGTCATTGGTTGTTTTGGCCTTGGGAGTTTTACCACCGGCTACTTCAAACTTGGCGCCATCCTTGGCTGCTTCTGCGGCCATGGCAGCGTCTCTGGTGGTATAGCGTCGGCTTAGTTCTTTTTGCTCGGCACTGGGTGCGCCTAGGTCTGTGGTCATTAACAAAGAATCTTTTTCGCTGGTTTTTTCTGTATCCAACTGTCCTTCGGCATCTTTTTCAATGCTGTCGTCCCACTTGCGATCTACTACCACGATGTTGGCAGTTGGCACACCGCACAAATGTACCTGTTGCTGGATCTCATCTAGGCTAGCAGGGTACTTGAATGTAAAATCAATGATGTTGATTTCTATGTTTTTCAATCCAGGAAAATCTGAAGGTGTGGCCAGGATAGGAGTTTTTTTAGCCGTGCTCATTGACACTACATCGTACTTGTCCAAGCGTTGCTTAATATCTGCCTGGCATTTGGCATCCAAGTCACCAGCAATTTTTATGCGGTAACTGAACTCCCTGGCATCTTCTATTAGGTATTCTTTAAAACTTTTCATAGGTCATTCCTAGTTTATGATTTATTTAGCGTTTTTAGTGTTTTACTTCACCTTCTTTTAGCCTGCGCATGAGTTCGTTGCGATCTAGGATCACGCCTTCTGCTGTGGGTATAGCAGCCTGTCCGCTGACTGAGTCTTCGGACTGCCTTAGTTGATCACCTTTGAGTTTGGCGTGTTTTAATTGTAGATCAATTTGGCGCAGTTTTTTGTTTACTTTGGCTGTTTTAGCAGTTATAGCGTGACCCAGCATGGTGCCAGCCACAGCAAATATCTCTGATGCGTATCTGCTGTCCACTTGCATACCCAGATTCATGAGATCTTCGTAACTTTCCTTGGCAAGACCCACTAATTCGTCAATTTCAGTGTCAGCTGCTTCCAGCCCCTTGACCGCGGGCAATGCCGACTCTATGCGCTCTAAGTTGGCCAATGCTGTGGCGGTCACTGGCACATCTTCTTGTGCTATTTGCACTGCAGGAGTTTCCACTACGGTGTCTTCGTCCTGTGGCAATTCAAACAATTCTTCTAATTTTTTGGTCACCTACGACCTCCTTGGTAAAATATGTCTTCTTCTGTTACTACCCTAAAAGTCAATCCTTGACGTTTACACCAGGCTTGGGCAGCTGCCCATTTGGCATAGTTGATGGCCACGGTCATGCGTTCTCTGTTGCTGGCCTTGCTTTCGATGATGCTTTGCTTCTTGGGCTTGATTTCCACCACTTCGGTGCAGATTTGATTTTTCTTGTTAAGATACTGCACTAGGAAATCTGGAACATATATAGTTTGTTTGCCCGTTAAAGGATGCTGATAAGGAATGCGTATGCTTTCGCTGGCCCATTTGATGATGTTTTTGTTGTTGTCGCAGAAGTTCATAAAACTCAGCTCCCAGCCTGAACGATATCTGGGACGACCTAGGCCTACGTACTTGTCGGGATTTTGGGGTACAAATTCCCCTTGGGCAAACTTGGACATTTCAATCTAGTATGGTCCTGGTCACGTAGTAGTTACTGCTGAACTTGCGCACAGTACCCAACAGTGTGCTGGTGCTTTGGATCTGATTCAGCCAATAGGCCATTAGCGTGTCAATGGTTATGCCCTGGCTGTTGTTGATCTGCTCCAAGAGATCTTGAACAGTGATGTTTTCACCGTTGCTTTGGAAATTTGCTGCAATTCTAAAAAGATTGTCTGTGAATGCGGCTGCAGCTTCTTTGCTGTCGGCGGTTTTTTCAAAATATCCCAAGGTATAATCATAGGTATCTTGATCTACACCGTATCCATAGATGCCGTCGTAGGCAGCATTAAACTGCTGATATACAGCACTGGTACGATCTTTCACATTGTCTGGGTTGTTCACTGAAGGCATATGAATATTTACCTTGTGTATTTTACCAAACTAAGGATTAGTTGCCGCCGCTGATTCTAGGTGTGTTGGTCTGCGGAACAGTATTGGTGTTATTGCCCTTGGGCGGTGTGGGAAAGAAAGTGCTTAGAGTTTTGTTGATGGCTGGTACTTGGTTCCTTACCACAGTTTCAACACCTTGGCTCAGCACCTGAGTGCCAACCTGTGTTACTTCTTGCTTGGCTATGGATTTCAAACTCTTATCCTTGAATGTTTGATATGTGCGCACGCCTTGTAGCACAGCACCAATGGGATTGCCTGCGGCAAGATCATTGAGTATGCCTTGTCCTGCATCCAGTAATCCGCCTTTGCCTAATATTGTAGCATTGCCGCCGGGCCTAGTGATAGCGCTGGTCACCTGATCATAGTCAGAGGTCCTGCCAAAGAACGGCGGAGCGCCTGCTTTGGTGGCGCCGTTGAGTGCGCCAGAATAGTACTTGACCAGCTCGTACTTGATGGTCATGGTATTCTGCATGGTTTCACCGCCGGCAGCATAGTCATATGTGTCGTGGGCAAAATCTGTTATCACGGGATTGATCAATGTGTAAGCCGAATAGTTGTGTTGATTGAATCCAAAAATTGTTATGTCGTTGAAAAAGTTAGTAGATGCGCCCGGCTGATTATTCACAGGTGAGCCGCGTCCTTCGCCTACCAAACCAAAGTCACCAATCTGGCGCTCGCCTGCATAGATGTCGTTGGAGTTATAACTAAATCCGGCAAATGTTGGATCTGACCCAGGACTGCCGTTGCTGGCAGGAATGCCATTGTAACTGTATTGGCTGTCTTTGATGTAGTACTGATAGTAGGCGTACCACATCTGACGAACTAGATCACTGTTGTCATCGTGGAAGGTTATCTGTACAGGATTATAATTGATCTTGGTATTGGCATAGCGTTTGCGATTGTACTGATTGAGTTCTTCTACCTGGAACTGATAACTGGGCAATTGCACACTCTTTACTGTTTTGCTGATAGTGGTATTGGCTTCGCCTAGCAGTTGTGTGATTCCTGGAATCTGACCGTTGATGTTGAACACACAATGGAATAGAAACTTGACCTTGGGCGCATATGCAAATGCGTTGGGTACAAATGTTTTTGATGCGTGTTGATAGTCCTTGAGCTGAGGACCGGTGATCCCGCTCAAGAACCCTTTTATGAAGTCATTACCGAAGGCCATCAAGCCCTCCTAGATTAGCCGCCAGTTTGACCAGCGCCAGTTATTGAACCAAGAGCTCTACTGACTGCTCCGCCCAACTGCTGACCAACTCCGCCGCCGGTGGTGGGGTCAACACCTTGCAGTGCATTGTCAAATCTAATGCTCAAAGAAATAGTCACTGGCTCACTGGAACCATAGTTTAAATCGTTGTAGTTGGCACTGGCCAAATAGCAACCCAGCAAGTTCCATGTTTCTAGAACCACTGGCTCGAGAGCACCGTTACCGCCGTCTAGTATTTCGCACTGCATGGAAAACTTGTAGTTTACACCTGCTGTGGCACTGGCTTGCTCATAAAAATCTAATTGTTTCTGTAGTTGCTCACCAACTAATCTTGTGACAGAACCCGAAGCATCATCGCGAACGTTTAATGTTGTGGCTTCCCATGAATGTTTTCCAGGTAGATACACTGTGGAATTGTAAATGGGTATGGTCATTTCTTCAAATGACACACTGGGTCTAGCAAAGTCAATGACCTGCTTGGTTAATTCTGTTGTCGCTGTTGTAACACCAAAGCCGTAAAGTAGTACACGGAATCGGTACTTGAGCTTGGGCATCAACAGGCCTTGATTACCTTGACCTTCGATAGGTACTGTTAGGTTCTGCAAGCTCTGTACGGTCTGTGATGAAAGTGGCATTTCGATTTCTCCTGTTACTGTTATTTAGCCCTGGGTCCGGAAGCTAAAATAAGGGTTGCCCCTTATTTTATGCTCCTGCCGAGATCTCTCCTGTGTTCTTGACACGGATCGGTATGTAGATAAATTCAACTGTCTTAACTGGCTCAACAGCAATATCAACATACAGTTCGTTGCGATCCACACGCTCAGGTGTGTTGTTTGATTCATCGCACACTGCCAAGTAATCATAAAGACCGCGTTTTGCTACCAAATCATTCAACAGCGTTGTCACTGTGGCCAAGACCTGGCTGCGTGTAAATGCATCGTTGGGCTCAAACAAGTATGGCTGTACTGCTGTGGCCAACTGTGTACGCAGATAAACTATCAAACGTGCCACGTTCACACGGTTTAGTGCAGATCCTACATTGTAACGTGTCTTCTGACCATAAGCGGTAATACCTGTGCCAGGAATAAACGTGATAGGATTGATAGCGTTTTCATACAAGATGTCACGCAGGTCGCGGCCCATATTGGTTTGTGTAAACTCGCCTGTCTGTGCATTGATATAACCAATGCGTGCAGCGTTGTCTACCACACCACGACGTGTACCTGCCGGAGCAAACCATGGATAGCTGGCTTCGTCTGAACGTACATATGTACGCAACATCATATGGCTGGGTGGCTGTACCACGATAGTGCCATCGGTGTTGTTGGTCTGGCAAGAAGGATAGTATGTGGCCACATAAGGATCTCCTGTGGTTACATAATCTTCTGGCAGAACCTGTGCACCTGCCAAATCGTTGGTGGCATAGGTCTGCAGCGGCTGACTCAATGCAGGCAATCTCATGGGCGTGTCACCAATGATGAATGCTGTGTTGCTGCGATCATTGTTCAGCACCACCAAGTTCTGTATCAACTCTGGATACTGTGGGCAGGCCAACAAGTTGAATATGCGTGCATCTTCGCGAGCCTCTGAACTGACATCTATGGCAGCACGCAGAGCCTGTACAATCAAAGCACGCTGTGCTTTACGTCCGGCATACATAGCGCCGTTGTCACGCAAACCAGATGCTGTTACCCAGGTATATGAATATGTGGGCAGGGTCTCATCGGGATAGTTCTGTGCAGTAAAGTAGTTTGTGGTAAACTGCTTGACATTAAAGCCCGAACGACGCATATTCCACAGCAGGATACCTTCAGGATATAGATCAGGATCTGGAGCATCCAAGTCCAAGTAATCGCTGTTCAATAAACTTTCGATAGTAGGTACGGGATCATTCACAGGATCCACTGTGCCCGAGCTGGCCCAGCGTGCATCTGCAAACAAAATACCATT